ACCCCTAGCAACGTCAACACATATGTGATATGAGTGTCCTTCCTCTGGTTCTTCATAGACTGACAGTCCTGCTTCCTTCTTAATAGGTTCTTCGTAGACTAAAGTCTTTAATTTAGTACTACTGATGAGAGTATTAACAGATCCTAGGAATTCACACTCAAATTCTTGGTTGAATTGCTCCTCTGATGTGTTTCGTATCGTCTCTTCTTTCCATTTAGCATCTCTACCTGGTACCTGTTGCCAGTGTACCTCTGTTGTAGTGTATTCATTCTGTCCTTTCTCTGCGTCATGCCACAGTTTATAGAACATATTCATCCCTTTAGGGGTAGATATGATAATAACTTTAGTTGACTTACCAGAAGATATAGTAGGATAGACAGAACTAAAGAACTCGTCAGCAATATGCGTCGGAATAAAGGCGAATTCGTCCAGAAATATAATGTTAAAGGACATGCCCCGTACAGCACTAGCAGAAGTAGAAGCAGCGAGGATTTTAGATCCGTTTTCCAATTCGAGTGATCCCCTGTTCCAGTTGACAACACCTTGTTGAAGCCACTTTGGGAGATTCTCATAAGAAAGTTGTAAGCGGCCCAGCATTTCTCTTGCAGTGGCTGCTTTGTTTGCGAGGATTGCGATGTTGACATTATCATTAAAGATTGCGTACCACAGTAGATAAGCAGTAACCACTGTAGATTTACCTGACTGACGTGGAAGCTTTGCTATATTGAATCTATTCTCATGGAATCGATTCACCATGTCTTCTTGGAAATCGTACAGGTCAAACCCAACTATACCCTGATCGAGGTTAACGATCTTGATATAGTTACGAATAAAATAAACGGGATCTGCTTGACACTTTATAAACTCCTGCACCTCTTCAGGTGTGAAGTTAGTGGCAACGTTAGCCCGTTTAAGATTGGGGTTACCTAGATATATCTCCTGCTTCTCAGCCATTCGCTTCTTTGATTGCCTCTACAATAGTCCTCTTTAATTGCTTCTGTTGTTTCTTACTGATACCAACAGATGCATCTATCTTTACTTTAACCCAGTATAGTCCTATAAGAACTAGGATAAAAGGAATTGCATCTCCCCATGAGATTTCATTCCATGCTTCCACGACATTTAATACTGCCATGTATTCTCCAGGTCCAATCATTAGTATAATCCAGGTAAGTTAGCAGCAGTAGTAGACTGTAATCCATCTCCTACTTCAGGTAAGGGATCTCCCTCACTTGGTGCAACGTCAAGAGTACCATTCGATTCTCTAATTGCTCTCAATGATGCAAAGTCTTTACGCTTCGTACCACCATCATACTCCCAAGCATAACCTTCTTCAATCATCTGCTCGTTTAGCGATACTTCCGCATCACCCACATATAACCAACCGAGAAGACGACCATACTTACCAACCCCACCTTTAAGTTCAGTTCGAATAGTAAGTTCATCATCACCTTTAATAGTATCTTCTAAAGTTCCTTTCATCCAGTTGGTAGCATCTATTCCTAGTGCCTTCTCTTCTAAATCTCTTGTCCTCTTCTCAGGGGTATCAATACCAGCAATACGTACACGCTCATGCTTGTAGATATCGAATCCGAGATCTATTACTACGTCAATGGTATCACCATCAACTACTTTTTTTATTTCCGTCACTCGGAAGTTGTAGCAGCTCTTCCTCGACGGTGGTGTCATCTTTCCCATTAGGGTACCAATCATCATACTTAAGTATGTATACGATTACCACCGCAACAGCAATCAATAAGATTGCTACCATCCAGATGACACTCCAGACTACCTCATTCAACGTGAATGATACCTTTCATACCTGCACCCTCGTGAGGTCCGCAAAAGTAATCAAAGTCCCCAGCATCAGCAAAAGTGATTTCTTGAGATTCTCCTGGACTAAACATCAATGATTCTCTGGATAGATCTGCTCTACCTTTAACAATAATATTGTGAGGGGGTAATGCATTATTAATGAATTTAACTGTATCTCCAGCAGAGATAGTTACTTCACTAGGTTCAAAGACAAGGTTTCCATCGAAACCCATCTGTATATCAACAGCGTATGCTTTCGCTGCAAGTGTCATTGATAAAAACAATGACGTTAACATAATAGTTAATCTGGACATCCACCACATAATTTCGTGTTTCATAATTCGACACCCATCGTGCAATAATCAATAAAATGAGGATGCTCCCTTAGACCAGGGACATCCTCTTTAGAATTCTTTATTGCTTCGTAGGCATCTTGGGCGTACTCACATATTTCATAACGTTCTTGGTTTGCATTGTGGTAACCAACCGTATAGTGGGACATGATTATTTCAACTCCACTCGTCTCAAACGACGTAAGTATTTATTCCTGGTCCTTAGATTTCTCTCTCCTTTTTGTCTCTTTCCTAACTTGTTTGGCATAATAAACTTCCTGTGGTGTATACCAATCAGGATGTTTCTTTGCTCTCTTAATTAATTTCTTTGCTGCCTTTCTAATATTCAACCGTTGACTTGCGATGGTGCTTTGAAGTACTTATTTATAACCTCAACTTGATCATGGTATCTTGAGATCTTATCTAACTCTACTCCAATAGCTTCAGTGATATCAGAATGCTCTCCAATACCTGCTGGATGTTCTAAGTAGACTTCCACATTTGCTCTGTGCTTTGCGATTTCACCTTGAGCGTGTGCCAATACTGCACGTAGTAATTGCTCTCTCATGTGTAACATTCCCATAGTTTATACTTGATCGTAATTTATTATACCATTAAATGTAAAGTTATGCGTCTTTGTTACGAAACGCACAGTTTTTCTCATGCTTCTCTATCCATGTGTATGGACGTGCATGCCCTCTTGGTGCTGTCAGTCCACAATACTTACAGACCTTTCTTCTCTCTTCAGCCATAATGATAACTCGGTTTGTTTGTCTTCTTAGATAGATTCTTACCTCTGACCTTTGTGCCAGATGTCTCTCCATACCCTTTAGGGTGCTTACCAGGTTTTGACTTACCTAGATTCTCAGAAGGTTTTGGCTTCTTAGACTCGGTGTCATGTAAACGTGCTGGCTTATCCTTATCCTTAGTGATTACAGATTCTTGACCATGCTTTCTACCAAGGCGACGCATGACCTTTCCGAAACGTCTCTTAGACATTCCTTTAGCAGGACTTGTTTGGTATGAAACCTCACGTCCCTTAGATCCGTCGTCATATTTATACTCACCTACACCTTTCTTATATCCTATTCCTTTTTTCTTGAGGTCTTTTTCGAGCCCCTTGCGAGACTCTTTATTCTTTTTTGCGTCTGACCCCCTGTCAGCACTAATGTTACCAGTCTGTTGTGTCTTAGACTTACCCAACATACGAGTAGTAGGGTTACCTTCCTTAAGGAAATCACTGAATCTCTTCAGTCCATCCTTCTCATGATACTCCCAGTGACCTTCTTTAACATGGTCTGCCTTCTTATATAAAGGTTTACCTGTCTTGACATTCTTCTTACCTGACTTGTATCCTTGCCATGCAGGTGTGTTACCTTTCTTGTCAGCATTAGTAACAGTATACTCTTCCTTTGCTTCTTGCTTTCTCTTCTTAGCAGAAGCAGCATAGAATTTAGATGCTTGCTTAACTCTCTTAGCAGCACCTGCTCTATCACCAGCAACTGCCTTCTTACCTCTGTCCTTGTCAGCAGCTTTAGATGCATCTAACAGTTTATCAGCAGAGATTTCATGAAGTGTCTCTTCATTCTTGCTCTTAGCATTTGAATGATGTGATGCATCACCAAATGCAGGGTTGTTTCTATACTCTGGTTTTTGTTTTTTCTTTTCGTCTGTTAATTTCTTTGCTTTCTTATCAAGATAATCTTTCATCGCACCTTTTGCTTTACCATCTCCCTTATAGAGACCGTACTCCTTTCCTTCGTTGGTGTCATCCTTATCTTTAGGACCAGCAGCATCCCTGACTTTAGATCTTACATGGTCAACAGCAGCATCCCTAGCACCTTCCTTAGCAGCCTTGCCTAGTTTCTGTCCGAAACCAGCAGTCTTAGAACTACTACCCGCAGTTGTACCAGCAACAGATGCTTGTTTTGCAGCAGCACCTCCGACAGCTTTGGTTGCACCAGCAGCAGCACCTGCACCTTTGACAGCAGCAGCACCACCTTTCGCAGCAACCGCACCTCCCTTGGCAACAGCAGCGACTTTAGCAGCAGCAGCAGGAACCGCAGCAGCTAGTGGTGCAGCCTCCATTACTTGCTTAAAAGATTTAAGGACAAACTCCTCTTTCTTGGTTTTCATAATAGCTCCCTTGCCATGTTTTGCTTCAATGTTTTTCTTAACAATGTCAAGTGCGGTAGCACCCTTACCATATTTTTTTTCTGCCTCTTTCTGGAGGACAGTCTTACCTTTAGGTTTCTTATCACCAACCTTTGCAACCCTACGGTTATTATCAGATGCTGATCTATAAGTCCCTCTCTCAAGTTGCTTATCTCTCCAATGATCATAACCCTCTTCACCAAAGACTTCTTCATTGGTGTGTGCAAATGCCTTCTTCATCACATCTAATCTAAGATGAGGTGGCAGACTATCAGCTGCTGCTTTCCTCTTCTTCTCTGCTTTTTTCTTAGCAGCATCACCTAGTTTACTATGCTCAATCTCTGGTTGATAACCTTTACCCTCACTAGCAAGACTTGCCTCACCATGTTGTCTGGTGTTAAGTCTATCTATAGCAGGATTCTTCTTCTTAGCGAAGGTTCTATGAGCTGCGGATTTGCCTTTAGGGTTTGACACATTAACCACCAACGATTTGGACTTGCTCTACGATTACATCAGCACTACCAGCAGTCAGTTTAACTGCTCTATTAACTAGAGGAGTTTCACCAGCGATTAGTTGTGCATCAGCATTACTATAGTCTCCACTAGCACCAGATGAATCGATGTTAGTAGTTATAGTACCATCAGTTGTTGAAGCAACTGCTTTACCACTACCTACAGCAGAAACAAATGCAGCAGCGAAGTTAGAGTCACCACCATTCTGAGTAGAGATATAGTCTCCAGTCACAAACTTATGTGCAGGAGTACCACCACTTTCTACAGTGATAACCATTGGGTTAGCATCAGTTGCAGATGCAATTCTTGCGTTTGCAGGTTTGCCACATGAGATCAACTCAGGGACACCAGCAGCGAGAGTGATTGCAGGTCCAGCGTTAACTTGTATTGAAGACGCTGAAGTTGCAAGGACACGCAGTACACCAGATTTAACTGTGATGTAGGCAGTACCCGAACCACTTACTGTTTGCGTATCAATAACATTTAATACTGACATGTTTAAAGAATACCTTTACTAGATTATTTATCTTGCTTCTGTTTTAAAAACTTAGCAAGTTCTGCTGTGCTACCAACAAACATGGTGTTGTTGGTGACTTGTTTATCTGCGATAGACCCTTTCGGATTCTCTATCTCATTAACTTTTTTATGGAGGTCACCCAACTTATCCGCAACATCAGCAACATGTTTGATAAGTTGTCCAGCTACTTCATACGCTCTTGGTTGATCACTGCTCTGAGCCACTTCGAGGATGCCTTCCACCGCTTCCTGACCCTTTTCAATAAGCGAGTAGAGATTACCCCTTGTGTATTCGTAGTCTTTCTTGAGTTGCTCCGAAGTCGTCGCTGGTACAATCTCCATCTTAGACTCCTTTTTAGGTACGAGAGATGTCTCAACGTCCAAAGCTTCTTCGATCCCATCAAACTGTTTCATCTTGTCCTGTTACTGGGTTCCATTGTTTAGAATCAACAAACTCACTTGTCAATTCATTGAATCCAAAGTTGTCATCTGCATCAGCAGTCTCTGGATCAGGTGTTACTTGGTACCTAACCTCTCTTGGGGCATCAGGTGCTAACTCAGTCTTAGTAGAGTAGTCCACAATAGCCTTCTTGATAACCTCTCCAGACTTGTCTTGGACTGGACCGTATAGGTAAGTCTTAGCAACAAACTGTAGAGTATATACCAGAGTCCTACGAGTATCGTAGTCACCTTCATACACATCCTCATAATCAATTGAGACAAGGGTTACTGGGTAATCCTTCTTCTCATCCATAGTAGGCACAAGGTTTAATGTAATATTAAAACTTGGTTGAAATACTGGAAGTATTTGCTCAAGAATCTGAAGACCATCGTCTTGATTCTTTGCCATGATTGCCAATTCAAAATTCAAATTATATGGTATTGGCATAAAACTTTTAAACTCTTTACCATCAGCTTGTGTATTCCTGATGTATTGAGTAGGAGATACCTTACGAGTTGCATCGTAATTAAACCCTTGTATCTCAAAGGATATCCTAGGAAGGGTGATCTGAGTAGTAGTCTTATTAAGACCTACTTGATTTAACCTTTGTAAGAATTTCTGACGAGGACCATATGCCAGAGGTACTTTCATCACCTCTGTCTTCCCCGAAGCCACACGACGCAATTCAATATTATTGAACAGTGTACCAAATCCGACTACTGTCTTCTTGATAATTTCGTGATATGAATACGTGCCTAACATTAGATACTACTTCCTTTATTTCCAAACTCACCAAAGGGGTTAGTCTCGGTGAAATCAACAATTGCATCTGCCTGAGTTTCAACAGCCCAGTTAGATTGAGACGCATCATTAGTATTATTTAGTGTATTATATGTAGCACTTGTCCACGCAGCACTAGATGTGTTACCTGTAAGTGTCTCAGGTATACTAAAGATACCAGACCTATTATACACCACCAACTGACGTGTGGCACTATTCCATGACTTAACTGTAGCAGTTACATTAGAGTTACCACCTGTAACAATCTCCTCAGCAGCGAAGTCTCCACTACCACCCTCTGCA